AGCAACAAGATCAAAATTTTTCTTATCTAGTTGAACAATCAAAGTCTTTAATAAAAGACGAGTGCGTCCTTCATTAGTTTGAGGCTTAGCATTAAGTCCCAATGATTTTAAAGCTTCAATATCAGATTTGATTGCATCATCTCTTTTCTTAATATAATTATCATAAATAATTTTTTCATTTGATTTTAATGATTCACCATTTTTAACTTTCAATTCAATCTTTTCTTCTTTTGAAATTTCAGGCGAAATATATTGATGAACATTCTTTGGATTAAATCCATTATCTGGTCTCATTGAAACCTTAATAGCTGATTCTTCTTCAGGATTGAATTTTTTTTGGAAGAAACTATATTCCCAATTACCCTTATTATCTTTGTATTCTTTGCGACGTTGCTCTTCCTTTTTTTTCCGATTGACTTCGGAAGTATTGATATTCGATGACTTGTTAAAGTAGGACATTAAATATAAACATTTACGTTAATTAGGATTATATTCAATTTTTTTATAAAAATGTAGCTTTTTATGAAAAATATTATTGTAATTATAAGTTGCTTGATAATTTTTTTCAATAGAATCAGTATAAAAAAATATTAATTAGTTACTTCACATAAAATTGATCTAACAGTCAAATTAAGATGACCTGAGAAGAATATCAATCTATTTATTAAAACTTCATTAGTAACTCCAAGTTCTAAATGTTTTAATTTATCTGCTAATTTTTGATAATATTCTAATTCATCTGAAGTTAATTGATCAAAAGTTTTAGGGGGTATAAATGATTCTTCAATTACATTACCAGATTGAATATATTGTGATAAAGTAGAAAATAATTCTGGTTTGCGAAGATAAATACTAACTAAACTTTTAAAATCTGGATCTGAAAACAAACTAACTGATTTTACATTCATTAGTTCTATAATATCAGGTGTAAGTTGTTGAACTGGATCTAATTTCTTTTCTGTTAGTGGTTTACTAATTTCTGGATCTCCGTTTTCTAATCTTAATGATGGCTTTGTTTTGGAACTATCGTCTGGTTTAAAATTTTTATTAATTTCTGTTCCTTTACTTGTAAAAATATTTAATAATTTTATACGAACATCTCTATCGGATGTGAATACAAAAAATAATCTTTCTTCATTTTCTTCAATTTCAAAAACTTTATCTGGATTTTTAATTTGTTCTGAATCTGTAATTATTTTTATTTTTTCAATATCATCGGTGGTTAAATCCCAATGTATAAATAATCCATGAATTAATTTCAGATTAATAGGACCTATGAATCCATCATTAATTTGATAACTTTTATTATCTTGAGTAAATCCTACTAATTTTAGTACAATTGGCATTAATTGATTGATTTATTTAGATAATTAAACAAATAATCAATTTTTATAAAACTTGATTTTATCAAAAAATATTGATACTTTATTTTCTTAGTTAATATTAAACAGATCTAATGAAAGGTTTTCAAAATATTGGCAATACATGCTACCTAAATTCAGGTCTTCAAATGATAGTTCAGAATGTTGAACTTTGTAAATTAATACTCAAATATTCAGATCATTCTGAAATTTTAAATATTATAGGTAATTTTATTAAAGATTATTATTCGGATTCCAAATCTATTTTGGTTCCAAATGAAATAAAAAAAATAGTTCAAGAAAAACAAGATTTATTTGCAGGTTTTGGTCAACAAGATTCAACAGAATTTATTATCTATTTACTTGATACTATTGATGAAGAAATTAAAAGAGTTGATAAAAAATCTAAAGGTATTCAACCAATTTTCGGAATTGAATTAAATTCAAGAATAAAATGCAAATATCGCGAATGTTTAAAAATTTATAATAAACAAGAATTTAATAATTTTTTGTTATTAGACATAGATAATCAATGTTCTAGTTTAGAAGACGCATATCATAAATTTAAATCTGGAGACAAATTAGAACATGATGAAAAATATTTCTGTGAAAATTGTCAAGCTAAAAGAATTGCATCTAAAAGATATACTGTTGAAAGTTGGCCTGATTCATTATATATTTGGTTAAAACGATTTACGCAAAAAGGTAGACAAGTATTTAAAAATTCTCAGGAATTAGATATCCCACTTATATGGAGACATTCAAATCATTTACAAGGAGCTGTTATTCATTGTGGTAGTTTATCAGGTGGTCATTATGTTTATGTAGGAAAACAAGGTGATTCATGGTATCTATTTAATGATTCTTCTGTATCTGAAATAAAATCTGAAGAGGAACTCAAAAGTTTATTATCTAAAGCATATTGGTTGTATTATAAACAAGACTAGATTTTGAGATATTTTAATTTATAGAAATTTTCTAATTCAATTCTATTTTCTTCTGAACATATTTTATAAATTCCATTTGAAAAAACTAAACCTAAATAGATAGCATCATCATAACAATGATCATATTTATTTTCGCTAACTTCTGTTACTTGAACACATTTATAATCTTTGGATGATACATAATACAAATTCCTTTGATTACAATCATATTGTTTATGTGAAAACCAAGCATGTAATTTTGATGACATTATTTAATTAGCTATAAACTAATTAAAAAAAAAATCAATTTTTAGTTTGTTCATTAATTATAATATTTAATAATTTAATGATAGAATATTTTATAAAATCAAAAAATGGAAATATTAATATAATCGAAGGTAATAATATAATAAATGTTAAAGCTGTTATATTACATATTCATGGAATAGGATCACACTTTCAATTTGTTTTTCCTAATTTAGATGATTTTTCTGAAAGAGATAATTATTTTTCAAAATTTAATTACAAATCTATTGGTTTTGAATTTCATGGTCATGGAAAAAGTGATGGTTTACATTGTTATGTTAAAGATTTTAATGATCTTTTAAATGATCTAAATACAGTTTTATATTATGTCTCTAATATTTATGTAAATAAACCAATTTATTTATTTGCTGAATCTATGGGTGCAGCTGTTTGTTTAAAATATTTAATTGATTACAAAACTGAATGTATCAAAGGATTAATTTTAATTAGTCCAATGTGTGGAATCGATGATCATTTAAAACCTAATCAACTAATGATTAAAATTTTATTACAAGCAAGTAATATTTTTCCTAAATGGAAACTAGCTACAACAACCAAAAAAATGTCAAATGAAAATGTAATTAATGAAGAATATAAAGAAGCAAGAAATTTATGTCCTTTTAGTTATAAGGGATCTCAAAGATTATCTACTGTTCGAGAATTATATTTAAATTGTTTGTGGTTACCAAATAATATTCAAAACATAGATATTCCAATATTAATATTTCATGGTTTAAATGATAAAATTACAACACCATCAGGAACCAAAACTGTTTTTGAAAAAATAAAAAGTTTTGATAAAGAACTAATATTATTATCTCAATCAGAACATTGCTTATTAGTTCCAAATAATAATGATGATTTGACTCCTAATTTTATTATTGCAAAAACAGTAGTATGGTTAAATAATCATTTAAGCTAATTTTCGTCCAACATTATTAGGTTTATTTTCTAATGATCTTACATTAGATACTTTAGAATTATCAATTATTTTTTTTTTTGTAATATTTTTCTTTTTTTTATAAATATCTTTTTTTAAAATAGGTTCATCTTTTTTAATTAAATTCATAATAAATGATGAAATTATTGATAAAATATTTTTTATAATATTATTATCACTAAAATTTAATAAATCAAATATCATTTCTTTTATTTTTTTTGCAATAATTGGATTAAATATATTTAAAAAATAAAAAATCAATAAAATATAAAATATCGATTTTCCTATGCTAAATGCAAAATTTAATAATTTTGATGAAAACATAAATAAAATAAATATGATTAATATTGTACCTTTAGAATATGATTCATTTTTATTTTCCATATATAAAGCATACAAAAATTTTTTATCTAAATATAATATATAATTGATGTCATTTTATGAATTAAATAATTATACAAATAAATATCTAAAATATAAAGAAAAATATCTTCATTTAAAAAAATTGGAACAAAAATTAAATATGAAAGGTGGTGGAGATAAAAAGACTTTAGCTTTATTTAAAGCTGAATGGTGTGGACACTGTATTGGTTTTAAGGAAACATGGAATAAATTAAAAGATAATAATCAAAATATTAATTTTGTCACTTATGACTCTGAAAAAAACAGTAATGAAATTAAAAAATATAAAATTGAAGGATTTCCTACTTTAATATTATTATCTAATAATAAAGCAATTGAATATGTTGGACCAAGAAATAAGGAAGCAATCGAAGAATTCATAAAACAATATTAACAATTTCCATAACATTCAATATAATTTTTATTACTATTTGAATCTGATTTTATATCTGCATCCAAATTTAATTTAATATTATTATTTAAATTAATAATATTTGGATCAAAATTATTTATTGATTCTGAAGATAAATCTATGTGATTTATACAATTTACTATTTCATCTATATCTGCAATTTTATTTTGTAAATTATTGTAAATATTAGATACACTACTATATTCATTAATATTAGATAATTTTGCTAAATTAGAAAGCCTTAAAGAAGACTCTTTTATTTCTTTCTTTTTAATTTGATTACATTCTTTTAATAATTTATCTTTACTTTTTAAATACCATTTTTTATTTTTTTTATTAAATATATATAAATCTGATTTTGTAGATAAATTTATTAAATTTTTTAAATTATTATTTTTATTCATATTATCTATTAAATTTTGATCTACTGACGAATAATAATCATTTAATGATTTAATATCACTCATTTAAATTTATAAAGAATTTTTATTTTATAAATTTAAACTTATTTATTAAGAACTATTGGATAATAATATTTGAAGATACAACATATATGGAAGAAATATTTCATGAACTTTTTTATCAATCTTAATATTTTTTTGTTCATTTTTATCAACTTCTTTTAATAAATTACTATCATATTGTAAAATAAATTCATTATATAAATCTGATGATATAGCATCTAAATTATTAATTAGATTATTAAATTCTGATAATTTTTTAACATATTCTAAGTATTTATCATTATTACAAGATAATTGAGAATAATTTTTAATTTTGTCTAATCTTTCTCCAATATTGTTTATTTTTAACTGTAAATTAATAAATATTTGAGTTTCATTTAAATTTATTGTACTTGATGAACTCTGTTCATCTTGGTTAAAAGAAGTATCTTTTACCGTACTCATTATTATTTAATAATTCCTAATTCTTTAAGTCCTTCTAGTATATTATCATAATTTTTTCCTTTATTATCTGATTGATTATGTGATCCTCGTTTTAATTCTTCATAAGTCTCAACGTAATTTTGTGTTGAATTAATTTTATTAGATTGTATTACTGGATTATTATTTATAACTTTTGTTTGAACTGGTTTATATTGATTATCTTGATTTAATCTTTCTTTTTCTTTTTCTATTATTAATTTCTTTATATCAAGTTTATCCAAAGAATTAACTTTACAAATTACTAAATCATTGGTATTTATAACTTTTTCAGGTATTTTACCTGTTATTGGATTATATATTAAATTTGATATTTCAAATTTCGTGTTATCTCTTTCAAGTTCTTTGTTTTTTAATTTAGATTCGACATCTGGATTAAATTTTTCTTTTTTCATTTTGATAAAAATATTGTTTTCCATTATTAAATTATAAAGAATAAAATTTTAAATATATTATTATGGATTTATACGAAATATTAGAAATCAAATCAAATGCATCCGAAGTTGAAATAAAAAAAGCTTATTTTAGATTAGCTAAAATTTATCATCCAGATAAAAATAATGCTAGTGATGCATCTGAAAAATTTCATAAAATACAAACATCTTATGAAATATTAATTAATGATAAAACAAGACAAGAATATACAAAAATGAATCAAACTGATAAAAAAAGTTTTGTTAATATTTTAGAAAAAATAATTAAGGATAATTTTGATATTAAAGAGTTAAAAAAATATGGAATTAAATTGAATAAAAATGATTTTGAATATTTAGAATCTAACTTTATGAATTTTTTTAATGCTTTAAATGTTTCTGAATTAATTGATTTTTTTAAGAAAGGAACTGTTTGTAAAAAAAATTTCAATAATATTATAAACTGTTCTGAATCAGATGTTGATATATTTGATGAAGTTATGGCAGAATATTATTATAGTTTGCCTATTAGTTTTCAAAAAGTATCATCATTAAATATTAAAATTGACTTAAATATTAAATTAGGGGATATTGCTGTAAAAAATAAAAGAAAAATTAAATTAAAAAGAAATATTAATGGTAAAATAGAAACAACAACTTTTATTTTTAATCTTGAAACACCTTATGTAGTTTTTATAGGTGCAGGTGATTGTAAAGATCAAGAATATGGTAATCTGATTATAAAACTAAATTTACCAAGTAACTTATATTGGAATGAAAATTTAATTTTAATAGAACAATCAATGAGTTTATATGAAATGATTTATGGTATGGATATTTGTTTAGATCTAGGTGAAGGAAAAAAAATAAATATACAAAATTGGGTACCAAGTAGAGATGGATTCTTAGTTGAAATATCTAATAATAATAAAAATATAGAATCCAATATTATTTTAAATAATTATAGTTTAACAATAAAATTATTTTTAAATTATGAAGATAATCAAGAAAAAGAAGAAATATTAAAACAATATTTTTCCTAATCTAAATTAATAAATGTCTTGGTCTGAATTTACATTAGATAATATTAATTGTATAAAATCTACATTATATAATTTATCAAATGATTCAAAATTATTAATTTCAATAAAATTAGAAAGAGATAAAATACAAAAATTTATAAAAGAAAATATTATTAATATTACTGTAAAAAAACTTGAATTAAATGATTCAAAAAAGTTAGAAAAAAAATTAATAGAATTTTCTAATCCTAATTGGGTTGATAAAAAGTCATTACTGGAAAATTTTCCAACACTTGATGAAAATTATTTAGTAACTTGGTTTAGTGTTAATAACTCAAATCAAATTAATAAAATTAATATTAAATGTAATAATAAGAAAATTAAATCCTTACTTGATAGAATTAATTTAATTATTTATTTTTTGGAATATATAAGAATGAAATCAGAAAATCAAGATGATGCATTGGATATATACATGGTTTTATCTGATTTGGTAAAAATTTTTCCAGAAAATAATAAAACAATAGATATTAAAAATGCAAATACAGGTTATACTGATTTTCAAAAAAAAATTATATTTATTTGGAGATTTGAAGAACATATCAAAGTTTTATTTCACGAAGCAATCCATTTTTTTGGTCTTGATAAACATGATCATCATGTTGATCACATTGCTGATATCGATGGACCACATATTTACAATGAAGCAATTACTGATGTTTTAGGAATATATTATCATATAATATTTTTATCATTAATTACCAGAGTAAAAATAAAAACATTACTAGAATTAGAGTTATCATTCATTAGAAATCAAGCTATGAGATTAAATGATCATTTTGGATTAGGTAATTGGAAAGACAAACCTAAGAAAGTTATTAAACAATCAACAGCTGCCTTTTCATATTATATACTCAAATATCTTATATTCGAATGGTTAATAGATAATAATTTTGATGAATCTGTAAATTATAATGACTTGCTAAAAAAATCATTAGTTAGAGGCTTTATTATAAAACCTTATGTTAAAATTAAATCATCTAGAATGAGCTTGTTGCAATTAGAATAAATTATACTTCTAATTCTATCACGATTATTATAAATAATTAGTTTGACTATTTATAATTAAACATCTAATTCTATCTCATTAGTTAAATCTTTGTCGACTTTTTTACGATTATTATAAATAATTAGTTTTATATCCTTCTTTTTAAGTTCCTTATAAGCCGGATCATTATCTATTTTCTCTTTAACTATTTCTATTATTTCTTTTGTTTTTTCATCAAGATCATTTTCTAGTTCATCATAAAATGAACTCAAATCACACATACGTTCATCAATTATATCTTCTAATAAATCATTTTTATCAATTGTTATAAACTGTTTCTTCTTGTTATCAAATTTATAAGCTAGTGTATTTTGAGTGTTAGTAATTAAAATATTTTTAAACTGAGGGTATTTATCATTAAAATGAGTATATTCAACAAGATGAGGTAGACTACAGTATCTATATTTAAGAATAGACATTTTTTCTTTTCTGCTAAATACATCTGTAAGATTCTCATGACCTAGAGCAATAATATTATATGTATTGTTAACAGTACCATTGTTAATTGTTTCATTAATTGTATTATGATCACCATTTAAATTAAGTTGTTTATTAATCTTTTGAAGTGTTTTAGGATGAACTTTGCAATTTTTATTTAATAATTCCATTAATGTTTTTTTAATTTCTTTATTTTGTTGTTCTTGTTCTTCTATTTTTTCTTTTTGTTCTTTAATTTGTTCTATTAATAAATTTATAATTTCTTTTTGTTCTATATTTTTTTCTTCATCTTTATCAACTGATTTATTTTTACATTTAATTTGGTGTTTATATTTTGATTGTCTATGTAAATATGATGTTCCACAATATTCACAACAATATCTATCTAATTTATTTTCATTTGTTTTCTTATTATGGCTTACATTAGCTGACATTTGACTTACATTAGCTGACATTTGACTTACATTAGCTGACATTTGACTTACATTATAATTACTAACAGTTTTATGACATTTATTGTTGTGATACCATAATCCAGATTTATCTTTATAGTTTTTATTACATATATTACATCTAAATTTAGTTGAATTATTTTCAACCATAAATATTATAATACAATACAATTTTTTTTCCTTAAATATTTTTATTTTTTTCAACTTTCAACTACTAAATTTCAACCAAGACCCAGAGAGAGAGGGGAGTTAAAAAATATTTTATTTGTAAAAAAATTTTGGTAATAAAGTAATTTAATATTAAATAAAAAATATTACATTTCAAAAAATTATTATTATTAAATAAACATATTCATTTAATAATATAAATTAAACATCAACTTCTTTCTCTTCTTTCTTTGGATAGAATGTCTTGAGGAATGATTGGAATTCAGTGAATTTAATTACCTTACCATCACCTTCTTTACCAAGACCTAGAGCTTTAGCTGTTGCCTTGTCAAGAGTAGTGTTCTGACCATCCTTAAGTTTGAGTTCAGTAAATTTATTATTCAATGCACTCATAACTTTGGGACGAGCCATACTTGCACCTTCTTCAAGTCCAAGAAATTTAGCCAAAACTTCAGGAACAGGTTGTTCTTTATTGAAACCACCGTTTACATTACCTTTACGCTTGGGTTTAGATTTAATAGCTTTATTTACTTCATCAGTATGAGTCTTGCTCAATACTTTTACAATTGCATTACACTGACGTTCATAATCATTTCGAACTTTTTCACGAGATTTAAGTTGTTTCTCAAGTTCACTAATTTCCTTGTTAACATCTTTAATATCACTACGAAGACCTTCTAATTTTTTAGTTAGTTCTTCAAAAGATTCTTTTGTTTTCTTTTCTTTGGTCTTCTTTTCAACTGCTTCATCTTCTGAATCAGATGATTCAGAATCAGAATCAACTTCTTCATCTTCATCAGAGTGTTCTTCAACTACTTCAGCTTTCTTAGTTGGTTTTGTTGATTTAGTCTCTTTAACTTCATCATCAGAAGATTCAACTACTTTTTTGCCTTTGGTTGTTTTCAAAACAGGTTGAGGCTCTTCATCTTCAGATTCAACATCTTTTTTGGTATTCTTAGCTTTTGAAACTTTGGCATCGCTTGTATCCTTAGTATTTTTAGATGGCATTATAATAAAGAATTAGAGTTTAATAAATTATTTTATCAATTTTTTTTATGATATTAATAGAAATTAAAAGAAACCACTATTTTATCGGCTTTAGATTCATGAAATGACATTGAACTTGAATCAGATGATATATAATTAGTATTCGATATATAAGTGTTACATATAGAAGCTGGTTTAACAAATTTTTTAATTTTTGAACATTTTTTTGATTTTTTTTTATCGTTTTTATTTTTTTTATTCATATCCAATTCTATTAAATCATGATTTAAATTTATATATTCGTAAATTTTTTTGGATATAAACCACTTAAAAAAATTTAATTGTCCAATTGTTGTTATTACACAATTATCACCAATAAAATATGGTATTCTATCACCTCTACTAAAAGGATCAAAATGCTTTTTTTGATATGCTTTCAACTGTTGTTTATAAGATGTATGAACATTAAAAATTTGCTCAATATCATTTTCTTTTAATTTATAATTTGTTTTATTATGTTTAGAATATTTAGTAATAAAATAATCAATTAATCTAATTGATATTTTAGATTCATAATTTAAAATTGGAATAAATAAATTTATATTTTGATTATCTTCATAAAATTTTTCTAGGGATTTAATAATCATATTTTCTTGAGAACTAATTTGAATATTTTTAAAAACCTCATTATTTAATTTTGTTGATTCTAAAATTAACATTCAGAATTTTGATATAATAAGATTAGTTATATTGTCTTTAAACCTTTAAAATAATTTAATTATTTTAAAGTTTTTTATTTTTAATCTGATGTTTCTGCATCAATATTACTAGATTCGTAACTATCACTACTTGATAATTTAGTTCCTAAATTAATATCTAAATTATTTATTTTTTCAGATTCCACAGATATTTCAAAATCAGCTTGTAGATCTCTTATTAAATTATCAACTTCTAATTGAGATGTAGAATCAGCACTAGTTTTATTTTTAAAATTATTATGAATATTCATGAATATATTATTATTAACTTCCGTGTCAGGAACATCAAAATCATCTCCTTCGTCAGAATCTTCTATAAATTTATAATTATAAATTTCTTTTGGTGTAAATGAAATCAAAATTGGTCGGAGAAAAATACCAAAATCATTATTTGAATTAATCCAAATAGCATAACATTCTAAAATCATTTTACACCAAGAATCTTCTAGTATGGAATCTACATTTATTTTCTTTGAATTATTTTGTTGTAATACTGTTTCAAAATCATTATTTTTAATAATTTTAATCTTAATTGTACCCGATGAATAATTATCAGATTCTCTAATAATTTTTTGAAAATTTATAGTTTGATTTTTATCTGTTATATTAAACCATTCAGAAGCATATGATTGTGCATCCTTTTTAATTTTGTTTTCAAGTTCATAGAGAAAATCAATTAAATCATTAACACTATTTTTTTCTTTACCAACTAAAGCTAACTCAATCTCATAATATCCATTGAACATTTGAGCTTTACCAATATTTAATAAAGTTGGAGTTTGGAAAACAAAATTTTTTAATTTACCTTTATCATTATATTTTATTAATATAATTTTTTTTTTATCATTTGATCTATTTTTTGGATACGCAATTTTATTAAAATCTATGTGATTAATCTTAAAAGGTTCTTGGCTATTCATGTATTACATATAATATAAAATACTCCTTAAATAATTTTATAATATATATTTATATAATTAAAATAAATTAACTAGTTGCTTTTTTAGTCTTTGTTGTAGGCTTTACTGGGGCTTTAGATACACCTTTCTTTGGTTTGACATCTTCATCTGATTCATCTTCATCATCTGATTCAACTTTCTTAATAGATGGTTTTGAAGAAGCTGTTCGAGTAATTGGAACTTCATCTTCAGATCCTTCTGATTCTGATTCCGAATCCGAATCTACTTGAGCTACTTGTTTTTCTTTAACAACTTGAGGTGTTACTTGCTTTGTAACTTGTTTAGTAGGAGCAACAGTAGCTACAGTATCTGATTCTTCATCAGAATCTAAAAATGCATCCGACTCAAGATATTGCTTAACATTTGAATTAGATTTAGCAGGAGGTTCTACTTCTGTCTTTGCAATCTTGAATGTAAGACCGTATGTTGGATCTTTCTTATTTGCAGCTTGAGCCCACAGTTTTACAGGTCGTGCAATAGGACGAATACGACTCATCCAACAAACATGAGAAGAAAAGTCATCAACAGATTTAACTCCTTCAACTTTAGTTCTAACTCGTTTACTACCTTCCATGACTGAAGTGAATACAATAGATTTAACTTGATTATCAGGATATGTTGTATCAATCTTAAGTTTCATATATGGATGACGAGGTCCATAATCTTTCTTTGTATCTTTTTTATTATCTTCATCTTCTTCTTGAGGCATTCTTAAAATTGGTTGATAAACATATTTAGATGCTTTTGTACCAAACATTTTTTCTTTAAATTCTGTAGATCCCAGTTTATCATCCAACTTTCGAAACATATCACTTAGTTGCTTGACCTCTGAAACTGATTGATCAAGAGGTACCTTAACAAATGAACGTTGAGAATCATCTGTATAATACTCACCTAATTTAGGTACACCATAGGTAGAAAGATGAATCCAAGGAAATTGAATGAACAATGGAACTTCAGATCCTGTATCAGGACTAGTGTAACGAATGTATGAAATTTTTTGTCCTTTTGAACGAGTGTTATCTTCAAGATCTGTAAAATTTACTTGAGAAACATCGACGTCGGTATAGTTTGTAGTCATTTCTTTAGCGGATTTGGTTGACATTATAATATAAAACATTTGAGCTAATACATCATTAATTCAATTTTTTTATATCCTTCACTTCTACGGGTATTTGATAATAATAGTAAAATTTGCAATTTGGTTGATTTTCATTTTTAACTATAAAATTATTAATAATTAATTTTATCATATGATTATAATTAATCATCTTGAAATCATCTAAATTAAATAAAAAAATTTCATCCCATGTTAATTGTTTATTTTTTTTATTATTAAATATTTTTACTTTAACAATATCTTTTATTTCATTGATAGTATATGATTTATTAGCTATATTTAGATATTCAATTAATTGATTTGAAAATAAATATTTTGAATTAAGATTAAACTTTTTTTCCATTAACTAATATTATAAAATAAAAAGACTTAAAGAGACTATTAGTAATAATTATAAATGGAAACAGAATTAGAAAATTTCGATAGTCTTAACTTAAATGAAAATTTATTAAAAGGAGTTTATTTACATGGTTTTACACAACCATCAAAAATTCAAATTAAAGGTATTAGTTCTATTAATACGGGAAAAGATTGTATTTTACAATCTCAATCAGGTACAGGAAAAACAGCTACTTATTTATTAGGAGTAATGAATAGGTTAGAATCAGAAGAAAAAACATGTCAAGGAATTGTAATTACTCCTACAAGAGAATTAGCTGATCAAGTTCATCATGTTGCTGAAGATTTAGCAAAATATACTGATCATAAAATTGCAAAATGTATTGGTGGTACTGATATCAATAAAAATCGTAATGATTTAAAAATTAGTTCTATAGTAGTTGGTACATTAGGAAGAATTTATCATATGATTAGTGAAAAAAAAATAAATATTTATAAACTTAAATTTATTGTATTAGATGAAGCAGATGAATTATTAACAGATGGTATTAGTGAAAAATTAAATAATATTTTTGAAAAAGCACCTAGTGGTGTTCAAGTAGTTTTAATTTCTGCTACAATGTCAATTAATCTTTTTAATGCGAGTAAAAAATTTACTTATGAACCAATTAAAGTTTTATTGAAAAACAATGAAGTAATAGTTGATTTAATTAGTCAATTTTACTTAGATGTAGAAAAGGAGGATCTAAAATTTGATACTTTATTAGATTTATATAATTTGGTATCTACATCTCAAGCTATTATATTTTGCAATACTATTAGAAAAGTAGAATGGTTAGAACAAAATTTAAAACAAAATAACTTTCCAATTACAGTAATTCATTCAAATATGAATCAAACAGAAAGAGATGATGTTGTTAAAAACTTTAGGGAAGGAAAAACTCGATTATTATTAACTACTGATTTATTATCCAGAGGTATTGATGTTCCACAAGTTAATTTAGTAATTAATTATGATTTACCACCAAATAAGGAAACTTATGTACATAGAATTGGTAGATGTGGTAGATTTGATAAAAAAGGTGTAGCTATTACAATGGTAAAAATGGCAGATCAATCTGATGTTAAAACATTTAATAAAATGAAACATTTTTATAAGATGGATATTAAAGAAATGCCTGATTCAATAGAAAAATATTTGTAAATAAATTAAAAAAAAATATTCTATTAATGTATATATGAGTTTATTAAAAGATTTAAATTCTGGAAAATATAATTTAATTTTAATACTAATAATTTCTGTTTTTATTTTTCACCAATATTGGTGCAAATTTAATAGTAATAAAGAATCAATGACTGATATTAATAGTATAAAAAGTATTATTGATTCAATTTATAAAGCTGATATAGAAGCTATTAGAACTTTAGCAGATACTTCTAAAAAATTACAAGAAGGAAAATACACAGTTTCAGGTAATTTAACTGTCTTAGGTTCATTTAATTATTTACCAAAAGGAACAATTGTAGCTTATGCTTATCCTACTGCCCCACAAGGATGGGCTATATGTAATGGTCAGAATGGAACACCAAATTTAACTAATAGATTTATTTATGGAGCTGGAAATAAACAAATTAATAACACAGGTGGTTCTGAAACTGTAAAACTTGATGATACTCAAATACCTTCACATGCTCATAAAGTTAATGGTTCAACAAGTGCAAATGGTAATCATAGCCATTCATTTGGTGTTGGTGGTGGAGGTGGTAGTAGTGGTGGTGGTAGAGGTACTACCAGTGGTTATACATGTGGTAGTTGTGCATTTAATGCAAATACTGATGGTAATGGTAATCATTCACATACTTTCAATGTAACTTCAGAAAAAACTGGTGGAAACCAAGCGCATGATAATATGCCACCTTTTTTTGTTTTAAATTATATTATGAAATTATAAAAAATTATATATATATATATATATATATATATATATGGATATATTTAATATTTTAAAAAAAAATATAAATTTTGAATTAGTTATTTTAGTTATATTTATTTTTTTACTTTTTAATTTATATTGGTCTAAAGATATTTATGAACCAATGATAGATAATAATATAAAAGATTTAATTAAAAAAAATTATAAAATAGATGTTGAAAGTTTAAGAAATTTTTCTAGCATTTGTAAAAAAATATTTGATTACAATTATGGAAAATCATTAGTAATTCCTGGGGATCTAACTGTTTCACAGTCATTTAATTATTTACCAAAAGGAACAATTGTAGCTTACAATCAAACTACTGCACCACAAGGTTGGGCTATATGTAATGGTCAAAATGGAACACCTGATTTAAGAAATAGATTTATAATTGGTTCTGGATATAGACAATTATATACTATAGGTGGTGCTGAAACTATAACACTTGATGGTGACGAAATACCTTCACATGCTCATGAAGTTAAAATTACTACAAGTACAGATGGTAATCATAGCCATTCATTTGGTGTTGGTGGTGGAAACAAAAGAAGAGATGGTGGTAGTAGAGGAACTACCCATGGTTATACAGGTGGTAGATTTAATACACAAACTGATACAATTCAAGAAACATTAAGATTACGTGGTATTAAAGATGATGGTAATCATACACATACTTTCGAAGTAACTTCAGGTAACGCTGGTAGAGATTTAAATTTAGCACATGAAAATATGCCACCCTTCTATGTCTTAACATATATTATGAAACTACCATCCAGTTTAGAGCCAAAAATGGAAACTATAGTTACAATATTTGAAAATCGACAAAAGGTAAAACCTAAAACTAAAACTATATCTACACCTGCTCCTGCTCCTGCACCTGCACCTGCACCTGCTCCTGTTCGTGTAAGACCAAGACCTTCTCCTACACCAAGACCAAGACCTGCTCCTGCACCAAGACCTCCACCTAGAAGGTCCGGGCGTAGAAGGAGAAGATAAAATATAAATTATTAAATTAATTTTAAATAATTTTTAATTTAATAAAATAATTTTATTTGACAAGAGTTGGTATGAAGAAACCATGTTTTAAATAATCGTTTTTAACAATATCCTGCAATAATGGATCTTCTTCTAATAATTTGAAGGTAATACGACCTCCTGTTTCATTTTCAGTATATTCCGAATTTTCTAATTTCTTTGTATCTAATAACAAGTCAAATGCACCTGTACCACCAGGAAACGTACGACCAACAGCAATACGAGAACTAACTGATCTCATATTATCTTTTTCATTAAATATAGCAGCATTAACAAAGTGATCCATTGTCTGTTCAAATGATGCTCTTGCTATTGGATCTATATCAATCTTACCTAATCCATGACGATCCATTGATATAATTTCACCAAGATGACACATTTGGTCAACTACAAGAGACAAATGATTTTGATTAATTTTAGAACCACCGGCTACATATGTTTCTGTTAATTCATGAATTAAAATTTGTCGAGCTGCTTCAATACCATATAATCTTAATGTTGTTGCAATATCATTTGATTTGACTCGAGTTAAATCGATACCTTTCATCATTCTCATTTTCTCAAAATTAATACCAGCTGTAACTACAACATATTCTTTATGATCTAATTTAGCACCCGTATCTTGATCAAATTTAATAATACGTTCTTGTGATATATCTATTGATTGAATATTTTCAATACCTTTCAATGTTATATCATCAAAAACCATTCTTAAAAATTCAGTAATAATATTGTAATTGAATGAACTCATTGAAAATCTAACATGAATAATTTGTTCTTTATCGATTGTACTATTTGATAAAATAGCACATCTACTGATTCTACTGATTACTTCTTTTTCATTCTTTTTTAGATTTTTAAGATTTGTATAGTTTTTATACCAATGTGAAATAAACCTGGTTTTAATATCTAATAATGTAGTTTCTTTTTCAATCATCTTTTCAATATCCATTTTGATTCTAAAAACAAATGGTAAAGAACCAATATCTGCTTTTTGATTGTTAACAAAGAATGGAGTTGAAACATTATCTGATTTAATCTTTTTACCGTTTTCATCATTTTGTCCAACGTCATAATACACTT